GACCGGTTCATCGCCGCTGAGCCAAGTGGGAACATTTTCCTACAACTCGGTGTCGGTTCATTACTACGTCAGTGCCTGCTTCGCACAGGTGTCAATCTTGATGATCAACGTGAAAATCAGGATCTTGCCCGGGTAGCTTTGGATCACGGTTTAGCAACCGTAGATCTTAAGTCAGCCTCAGACACCATCGCATGGGAGTTAGTATGGCTACTGCTCCCTCTGCGTTGGGCCGAATGCCTCACGGCACTCCGGTCCCCTGAAATGCTCATTGATGGAACTTGGCGCCCCCTGGAGAAGTTCTCCAGCATGGGTAACGGGTTTACATTTGAGCTTGAGAGTCTCCTTTTCTGGTCATTACTGACTAGTTTGGTTGATTCGAAACAGGAATACGCAGGCATCACCTCTGTATATGGCGATGACATTATATGTCCCTCTGTTGCAGTGCCCGAGTTGGTGGAGCTTTTTCGCTTCGTTGGTTTTACAACTAACGAGAAGAAGACCCATTATACCGGTTATTTCCGCGAATCTTGCGGAAAGCACTACTTTGGAGGCTCAGATGTTACCCCTGTATATCAGAAAGAAGTACCAAGCTGGAACGAAAAGAAGAAACGTCGTCCCGACGACACGCGCGATTTTTGCGCGCTTTATCGGGCTCGTAATCGTCTTTTCTACCATGCTTTGGATCGAGGTGCCATGGTTGAAAATGGCACAGCTTATGCTGACAGTATATTCCGCAGGACAATAAAACTCCTAGACTCGGAAATACTTAAGCAGGGCCCCGTCGATCTCGTTCCCATTGTAGCAACATCGCAACACGTCTCGTTCTTCCGGCAGCAAAACCTAATCCTTAACGGATCACGCCTAACGGCGTCTGACTACGATAGTAGTCGAAACCCTATTTTGGACATCGGTCTAGCTGTTGATGAAAGGCGCTTGGCGCAAAGCGGTGGTGGATATCGTGGGAACGTACTTCGCTTTAAGGGATGGTCAGATGCTTGGGTCTATAAAGGACTCCGGTTTAAGGCTAAGAAGTTCCCTGGAGTTGGTGGTGCGTTGTTAGCGATTACGCTACGTTCACCCTCTAGCGAACCCCATGCGGGGTTCGTGACGAGGAGGGCCGTGGGAAGTGTGACCAAACATTGGTACCGCTTCCCGAAACCGGGTGAACTGCGTTGGATCTAGGCTAACTTTTGTCCTAGG